GATGGTTCAGCAAGTTTGTCAGCAGTGACAGAATCAGGAAGTACAGAAACACAATCTGATTCAGTTGGTACACTGGTTGATGCAACTGATATAGAACTTGAATTTTATTACAATGGTTCTAATGTAGAATTTTTTGTTGATGGTTCATCTGTTGCAACAAGTAGTGCAAACATACCTTCAACAGAAATGAGAGTTTCAGTGCATTTCCTAACAGGTGAAGGCACTGCCAATACTTGCACTATTGATTGGATTCGTGCAATTCAAATGGGTAGATAATTATGGCTAAATTTGAAGGTAAATTTGGAAGTAACAGGGCTGGTACAAAGATTGAAGGCAATTTTGGTTCTAACAGAACTAAGAAAGCAAAAGCAACTTCTAGTCCTGGACCTAAAAAGCGTGGCAGACCTAAAAAAACTGAAGCAAAGGAAGGTAATTAATGGCTGGTAGTATTACAACAGTAACAACTAAAAAAAATAGCGTTCATAAATATCAAATGACTTGCACAAGTGATGCAAGTGGTGATGTTAACGTTGATGCTATTCCAATGGTACAAGGTGAAATAGTATCAGTACATTATTCACCAGGTGGTACAACACCAAGTGACAACTATGATGTTGTAATGAATGATAGTAATTCAGTTGATATACTAACTGGTACAGGGGCAAACCTTTCAAACAGTACACATACTTATGTAGTTCCAGCATTAAGCACATACTTTCCAGTATTCATTGAAGAAGGAAGTTATGACTTAGTTGTTTCTAATTTAGGTAATGCAAAAGGTTGTATTGTTACAGTTTATGTAAGGGCTATGTAAATGGCTTGGAATGAATTGTTGGCAACATTAAAAGAAAACAGAGAGTTTTTGCAACAAGACGAAGAAAAAAAAGTGGTTGCTTGTCCTAATTGTGGACAAGCACCACTAGATGAAAGAGATGGTATATTAAATTGTCCCATTGGGGATTACAGGAGTGACAAGGTATGAGATTAGATGGCAATAGTTATGGCAATCTTGCCACACTAAAAACAATGATGGATATTACAGGAACAGGTAATGATACTGAATTGTTACAATCACTTGAAATGGCATCAAGGTCAATTGATGCTTTTTGCAGAAGATATTTTTATATTACATCAGAAACAAGACAATTCAGGGGGAAGGGTAGCAGATTATTATTAAACACTGACTTACTATCCATAACTACCCTGACAACACTTAAAAGTGACAGGTCAACAGATAAAACATGGGCATCAACTGATTATGAGTTGTTTCCATTAGGTGATACTGTATATCCAAAAGAATGGATTGAATTAAGTGATGACACAACTGCTGGTTCTTTTGCAAGTGGCATAAGGCGTGGCGTACAGATAGCTGGAATGTTTGGATATGGTAATGGTAGTAGCACAACACCTTATCAGTCAGCAACAACAACTAATGATGGAAGTTTTAGTGCAAGTGATACTACATTTACTGCAACTGCTGGTGCTAACTTAAATATTGGTGAAACAATATTGATTGATAGTGAGCAAATGTATATTACAAATATATCAAGTAATACTATAACTGTTCAAAGGGGCATGAATGGTACTACAGGGGCATCACATAGCACTGGTGCAACAGTATCAGTATACAAATACCCACAAGCAGTTGAAAACGCTTGTTATATGCAATCAGCCAGGACAAGTAAAAGATTCTTAACTGCATATGCAACGTCAATAGGCACACCTGAATTTAATCCATTTGACGTGCAAAGTAATATTGATGAAGATGTACAAAGATTATTATTACCACTTAGAAGGCACAGGATTTAATTATGTCAGCACAATTAGGGGCAACAATAATAGGTGAAAAAGAATTAAATAAAAAACTTAAAAATCCTAAAAAGTTGCGTAAACCTATGGAGAAATATTTAGAAAGAGCATCAATAACATTGAAGAACTTTGCAAGAATATATTCACCAGTACGTTCAGGTGAAATGCGTAGGTCATGGAATCACGAAGTAAAAACTGTTGGTAGCTTAGATGTGGTTGCAAGGGTGTTTAATACTGCAACAAACAAAGGCGTATTTTACGCAGTGCCTTTGGAAGAAGGTATTTCAGCTAGTGGGAATCCTTTAACACCAGGCAGTTCAGACCCAAGAATACAAATACCATTTTTAGCACCAGCTTATGAAAAAATGCGTGAGCAATTAAGTAAATTAAATAGCAAATTAGATAAAGATATTATAAGAGAGTATAAGAAACCATGAGCCTTAAAGGAATAAGAGATGCAGTGGCAACAAGCATTGATAATATATCAGGGTTAAGAGTATATGACACTGTTCCTGATACTATTAGAGAGTTACCAGCGTGTTGGATATTACCAATTGGTGGTGCTTACAATGACACTATGGGTGATGGTATGACTCATGAATTTGAAGTAACTGTATTAATTGCAAGGGGTGGTAATCTTGATGAAGTTCAAGATACATTAGATGATTTAATTGAACCTACTGGAAGTGGCTCAATACCAGCTTATATAGATTCAGCAAGTTTAAGTACGCATGGTTCAGATATACTTGTTACAGGTTACAGGGATTATGGTGGCTTAGAATTTAATGGCACACCTTTTATAGGTGTAAAAATTGATTTTTTAGTAATGGTTGATTAAGGAGATATTATGACAGAAGTAAGAAAAAACAAACATTATGAAGTATTACAGGGAAGGTTAGTTTTTAACTTTGGAAAGTTAAAAGTTACAGTTGGTGATGTTGTAGAGTTAGGGCAAGAAGATATAGATAATGGATATGATATTGATTCACTAGTAACAAATGGCTTTTTAAAAGAAGTTAGAAAACCACGCAAAAAGAAAGATGGTCCTAAATTAGATATTGAAGAGAAAACAGAAATTAAGGAAGGTGAATAATGGCTAGAATAAGTGGTAAGTCTACAGACATATATATTGATACATCACAGTTTGAAACGTTTACAAATTCATTTACTTTTAATGTAAATACTGAACTACCTGATGTTACCACATTTGGTGATGAAGGCAGTACATTTGTGCAAGGCAATCCAAATGCCAATTTTACTTTAAATAGTTTTTTCAGTCCTACAGATAATGAATCAGATGAAATTATAAACAGTGCTTTAACAGGAACAAGTGAAGTTATGATTGCACCAAGTGGTTTAACAATAGGCAACAATGCTTATGAAGTTAAAGCAAATTTGACAAGTGAAACTATAGATAATCCAGTTGAAGGTGCAACTGCAATAAATACAAATGCAACATCAACAGAAAGTATAAGAAGAAGTGCAATATTATATACACCAGGTTCAACTGCCTTGTCAGGAACAGGTGCAGTGGCATCTTCAAGAGTTGACACAGGTTCAGCATCTTCAATAGGTACATTAAGTGCTGGTAGCACTAAAACTGCAACATTAAGAATAACGGCAGTAAGTGGTAGTGGTACTGCAACAATTAAAATACAAGATTCATCATCAAGTGGTAGTGGATATGGGGACTTCCTTGCATTTGCACAAATATCAGGTGTAGGGGTTCAGTCAGTTCAAACCACTGATGCGTGTGAACGCTATTTGCAGATTAATGTTACGCAATATAGTGGATTAACCAATTTCAACTGCATGGTATCAATGGGTGTTGAAGTAGGAACATATTAAATAGTTTATTAAAAATTTTATTAACAAAATAAGGAGTAAAAAATGGCAAGACAATCAGGAAAGACTGCTGATTTTTCATTTAATAGCGTGGCTATTGAAGATGAATTATCATCTATAACGCAGACAACAGACGTCAACATTGTAGACGTTACTGCATTTGGGGATTCAGCTAGTACTTTTGTTGAAGGACTTCCAACTTCAAATTATTCTGTAAGTGGGTTTTTTGACCCATCTGCTTCACAAGGTGATGCAACTATATTTACCAGGATAGGAAGTGGAAGTGCAACTGCAAGTTTTGAAACAACAGGTGCTTCTGCTGGAACTAACGCACCAGTATATAGTGGTTCTGCTTTTGTCAGTAGTTATTCAATAACTTCTGATGTAGGTGGTGCTACTACTTATAGTGCTGATTTCCAAGTAAGTGGTGCATTAACTAGGGCAGTAAGTTAAACAATTAATTAAAGGGGGACAACTTTGAAAAACTTTAAAATAAAACCAAAAGAAGTAGATTCTTCAGATTGCATTATTCATATAGGGCAAGTAATTGAAGGAGAAGAAATTGTAGAACAGGGAGA